CGCGGTCGATTGAATTCGTGCGGGTTCGCTTATCGTGTCAATGATATATTGGTCGGACGTGATTGTCACTTCGGAACCTATTTCATCCACATATTTGACCGATGTGATTGATGCAACGGGACCGCGCGACAAATAAATAAGATTTGACAAATTTTCCCATCTGTTCATTGGGAATTTATCAAAGTATTCATCAATCGTGGTTGTCACCAAAATGCGTCGCGTGTATTCTTCACACATTTGACGTGATGCCGTAATCAATGCCGAAATCAATGTGTCGTCATCGCTATGGTCAACGCGAAGAAAATTCTTCGCTTCACTCAATGTGATTGGTTCGGACGCCGCCGCCGTTACAATATCAAAGGCCATCTATCGTGTTTGTTTTGATGTGGTTTTCTTCACCGCTTTTTTCGCGCGTTTCTTCGGTGGTTCTGGGACCGCCTCACAAAGACCCGAATTCAAAAACTTTCGTGCTTCGGCTTCGGGTAAATCCACCACGTCATCAACGACGTGGTGGAATTTAGGTCCGACAACCGATTGGTTGAACTTAACTTTCATTAAACTTTACCAACGAGGTGTTTGATGGCGCGTGTGTCAACGGCGTGTCCGTCACGTCTTGCGCTAACAAGGAAACCGACTTCCATTTCGTCCATGTATCTTTCATCAAGACGAATCAAGTTGATGCCACCAGCACGACGAACAACGTATTTGTCGAAATCTGCGGCAATCAATACTTTTTCAGCCGCGGCCAAATCGCTATCCATGTCGTTGTTGTAATACACATTATACCCAAACAATTTGTCTGGTTCACCAGCCGTCATCGATGGGATGAAGATTGGGAAATCGTTTGAACTACCAACGCCCAATTTTTGCAACAATGCCATGATTGTTCCCGAACACATCAAACCGAATGAAGATTTGTTGCGGTAAGATGGGTCAATTGAGTGGATAAGATTCAACACGTCGTTCGCTACCAATGCGCCCGATGTTGCAACTTCCGCACCTTCCAAAGATTCGGCAACGATTCCTTTTGGCTTGTCTGTTCCGTCCCCCGATGTGAAATCAATGTTTGTAGCGCGTGCAACTCTTTCGCCCAACGCTTCAACCAAGAATGAATCAAGATTGAAACCAGCATCGTCAATCAATTGCTTTGATACACGAACTAAAGACGTGTAGTTGTAAGAATTGAACGTAACGTTTCCGAACGTCATGTCGGTTGCGGTTGTTGCGCCGCCTTCGGCTTTGATTGCCGCATCGTTGCCCGTATCGTTCACGGTTGGGTAGTCTAACGGATTACCGCTTGCCGTGTCCAATTTTTTGGCCACTCTTTCAACTTGACCCGTAAATTCCGTTGCAACGTCTAAAACACCGCTGAATCCTTCTGGCACTAAGAAACCACCAGACGCGCCCGTGGTTGTCAATTGTGCGCGTTCTTCAGCGTTAAGACCCGCTAAACCTCTTTTTAGGTATTTACCGAAAATCGCCGTGCGTGATTGCTTTGGCGCGGCTTCGCGTGCTTCAGCGTTTGCCGCCAATTCCTTTTTCATTTCCGCCGCACGTTCCAACGTTTCGATTTGCGTCATCATTGAACGCGCGTCGCTTTCCATTGCGTCGAATTTTTGTTGTTCTTCGGCGTTCAATGAACGACCTTCCTTTTGGGCGTTGTCAACAAGTGCCATCGCGCCTTTGATTAGTTCGGCTCTTTGGCCTCTCAATTCGATGTTTTTCATCGTGTTAAATTTAGAATTTTACTTTTATACAAATAAATGTTGGACACTTCTTCGCCATCGTTTGAAACAGAATCACCCGCGTTGGGTGGTGTTGTTTCAATTGGTGGTGTTTCCGTTTCCAAATCGCGTTTCAATTCCGATGTCGCCATTTGATACGCGGGCATTGCCACGGGACTGACATCAATCAAACGTGATACTTTTTCAATGATTCGGTACGTTTTGCCGTCGCGTTCTTCCCATCGGTCTTGACCGATTAGGAATGCGAACGACGATTGATTGATGTCGCCACGCTTCATCAATTCAACCAAATCATTGGCATATGTTGTATTGGGCAAATCGACTTCGTAGTACAAACCGCGTTTGTCCGTTCCGATTCTTAGCGTGCCACTTGACACACGCCCCAATAAATAATTTTCGTCATGGTTGTAATATGCGCGAACGTCGTCATTCATCACGTCGTCGAATGCGCCTTTTTCTATTTGCTCATAATACCCCATGAATTCGGAATCCGAATCATAAACGGCCGCATAACCACGAACGACATCGCCGTTGTGTTCCATGCTTTCCATTCGGAATTCCCTTTGTTCTATTACGCCAGAAGATTTGCGAACTTCGGCGTCAAATTTTTCCAATGAACTGAAACGATGCGCCACATTCAAAACGGGTTTGCGCTCAATATACGCATCTTCTTCGCTTGAATATCTAAACAACCGAATCAACGCCGCTGGGTCGTCGCTTGTTCCGTTCACCTCAAAACCCGAATCCGCTTCAATCACGCCGTCGGTTTCCACTTGGATGATTCGTCCGTAAGCATTGCCGCCCGATGAATTCCATTTCACGAAATCACCAACCGACAATTCGTCGGGTTCCGCGCGTTCTTCAACCAAGATTCCGCGAACACTTTCAACGACCGATGAATTGTTGTCGTAATGACGACCGATTTCCAATTCTTGAATCTTTGCGATTTTGCTTTCATCGTCGCCCATAGCGAACACGCGTTCTTTGTCAATGCCGTTCGCAATGGCGAACCCTTGCAAATATTCATCGTTCTCGCGTGCGCTTATGATGTAAATTTCCGAACCTTTGTTTTTTTCTTCTTCAAAATATGCGCGTCCCGCTTCCGTGTTCAATGTGCCATCAAAATCAAACGACACTTTTTCCATTTCTGGTTCTTCGCTCATTTCCGATTTGCCAAACGTGATGACGATTTCGTCATCTGTTTCAATCACGGATTTGATATGTCTTTTCTTTTCTTCCATTTGTTCAATCGTTCTTTTTGCCCAACGCAACATTTCATCGCCACCCCATGCCGCGTACATTATCGAACCGCAAATTTCCTTTCCATCCTCATCAAAGAAATCGCCTTGGTCGTACACTTTGGCGCGTGATAAAAATGAATAAGTGCGAACCAAAACATCGTCCGAAATCGGGTCGCCCTTTGATAAGGTGTTGGCTCTTTGCCAACCCACGGGCGTTCCACAATCCGTTCCGTTTTCTTCGCGGTGTTTCAACGCTTTTGACGCATTATCTCGCGCCGCTTTAGGGTAGTTATTCCACGGCATCGTTTGCGTCGTTTACATTGGCGGAAACGTCCGTCATGTTCAGCGGTTGCAAATACACATTGCCGCCGTCAATCGGTTCCATATTTTCAAAACGTCGAATGTCATTGGCGGACAAAAATCCCCATTGACGCGCGACGGCATACGATTGATAACGCGACTTAATATCGCCACGCAACAATCCATCCATTTCAAATCGGATGTAATAATCGGAATCACCGACAAACAATTTTCGGTTCAATTCGGCTTCCCATCTTTTCACCCATGGCAACATGGTGTTTCTGGAAAAAATGATTCCTTGTTCTTCGACATTCGCCCGCGTTGAACTTTGGTCCATTGAACCCAGATAAGCCAATGGCAAACGGAAAAATCTTGCGATGTCCTCAACGCCAAATTTCCGCGTGGAAATGAATTGTGAATCTTGCGGTGAAACGGACAATTTGGTCACGTTCATGCCTTCTTCCAATATGGCGGTTTTGTGTGAATTGTTCAACCCCGTGTTTCTTTGCGACCACGAACGCATCAATCTTTTATAGGCTTCGTCGCTCAATCTTGCTGGGTGTGTCAACACCGCTGAAATGTTCGCGCCGTTTCCAAAGAATGAACCACCGAATTGGTCGGCGGCCAATCCAAGGCCAATCGATTCACGCGCACATTCAATCACAGATTTCCCAACAACGCCGTCAAATCCTAATCCAACAATGTGAATCATTTCCGAATCGTCGAACGTTTCTTTGTCGTCTATCTGGTAAAACTTTTCGTCCTCGTATATCTTGACCGATACGCGTTCGGGGGCAATCGGAATCAATTTGATTGGGTTCCCCGCGTTGTCGCGTTTGATTGCGATGAATGCGTTTCCGTGCAAACAAAGATTTGCTTGACACGTTTCGCGGAATGTAAAATCCGACATCAATTGATTCGGTTCGTGAATCAATTTATTGATGGGATGCGCGTCGGCATTGCGGACCATTCCGTCCGTCGATTGTTTGACGTGCCACGGCAATGTTGCCATCGTTTCCGATATTACACGAACCGCCCCAAATACCGCGGACAATTGCATCGCGGTGTTTTCAGTTACTGAAATCCCCGTTTTTGATTCATTTCCCGCGAACAACCATTCGGCGGGATTCGACAAATTTGTCGATGGGCGATTCGGGTTGTTTCGAAACGCGCCCAATATTCGCCCAAACAAGTTTTGATTTTCGGCCATTCGGTTGAAAACGATGTTTTAATTGGGGACAAATTAAACAATCATTTGCAAAAAAAAGGGACATCCAAAAAATGAATGTCCCAAAACAAAAACAAAGACCGACACCCGAACGGGCGTGGTGGGTTAAATGGGTTTATGAATGGCCGCGTTTCGTTCCAATCTGTCGTTTAATGCCGAACGGCTAAACGTCACAATGCGGGCGCATTCTTTCAATACTATTCCAGCGGGCGAAATGGATTCGACCGAAAATTCTTTTCCCGTGCGCGTCATTTCAATAATGTCGCCAACGTTGATGTCATCAATTGGATTCATCTTGCGACAAATTACCAAATCATTTGTGGTTGTTGTGTGATACATAGGTTTTAATATTTTCAACAATATATGAATAATTTTTTAATTATTCCCAACGGATTCGCAATCCGTCCAAAAGACATCCACCATTTCGCCGTTTAAAACCAAACGAATCGTGAATCCGTCGCCCGATTCTTGCAACCACGGCGTGAATCCTAAATCAAATAACATCAAACCCAATCGTCTGGCGTCCTCAATATTCATCATAACATTCGAATTCCTTGCGATTCGTAGGTGGACGAACCCGTCATGTCCTTGTTTTCCATCGTCATCATTTCACCTAACGCCATAATCATGGCAATGATTCCGTCAATCTTATCGCCCGCCTTTGATTTGCTGAATTTTACATTTTCCGCATCGTCTTTTTTCGTCACCACATTCGCCGCCATCCAACGCAACATTCCGTGACCGCCGTGATGCAACAATCGTTTTTTGACCAGAATTTCCGCATTCTTGATTGGTGACGTCATCGAAATAAATCCTTGACCAAACGGGTCCATCTCAACACCCGCGTCCGTTAATTGCTGAACCAATGAATTGGAATTCCATCGGTCAAACGCCACCGACTGAATGTCGAACACTTCCGCACATTCCAGAATCTTCTTTTGAATGACATTGTAATCCGTGGAATTTCCTTCCGTCACAATCAATTCGCCATTGCTCACAAACGTATCGTAAGACCCGCCCGTTTGATTGCGACGGCGTTCCACCGCCGCTTCACTAACAAAGAGAAACGGAACAATCTTGATGGATTCGTCGTCCATAGGAAACGCCAACACAAAAGCGGTGACATCTTCAACGGCGGCCAAATCTAATCCGCCGTAACATTTGCGACCTTTTAGTTTTTCCAATTCTACAACGCCCGACGATTTCATCCATTCGTCGTCCGTAATCCACGACGCCAAAGAATTGACCCATTGGTTCAAATGCAACTGACGGAACGCGATTTCCGACGACGGCAATGTCTTTGCCTCGCGTGACATCTTTTCGAAATATTCGGGTTTAATACTGATTCCAAAATTCGGATTCGCCTTTTTCCACGTTTCCAAATCATGGATGTCGTCGTCTGGTTCCGCCTCATATATCAACGGCAAAAACGTGTCGTCGTCGATGACACCTTCGCCAACTCTTTTCCCATACGAATATAATTCGTGACAAATGGAATTCGTGTCAAACACACCCGCCGTTGTGATGGCAATCATTAAGGGTTGCGAACGTGCGCCCATAGACGTCGCCATCACATCCCACAATTCGCGATTCTTCGCCGTGTGTAATTCATCGTAAATAACGCAATCTTAACCCCCCGAACCGAAATTCGGGGGGTTAACCACACGACGCATTCGCGCCGTGCAAAAGTCCCGCATCCGCGGCGACCGCTTTAAGGAACGAATTCGTTCCGTTCAACACAATTGAATTTTGAAAGGTCTTGCAATTCTTTGTCAAGATTGCCGAATTGCGAACCATTTGTTTGCAGACCTCAAACACGATTTTCGCTTGGTCCCGTGATGACGCGCAACAATAGATTTCCGCGCCTTGTTCCTTTTCCACGAACAACACCGCCAACGCAATCGCCGCCGACAAATTTGATTTCCCATTCTTTCGCGGAATCTGGACATAAGATGTTCTGTATTGACGCAACCCCGACGCGTTCATCGTCCCGAACAAATCGTGGATGAATTCTTTTTGCCATTCTTCCAACAAAAATGGTTGTCCCGCCAAATCACCTTTCACATGGGTGCAAACCCGTTCAATGAAATTGATGATTCGCGTGGATTTTGTTTTGTCGTGTGTCATTCAATTAAATCGTCAAGGGTTTCAATCTTTTCTTGCATTTCAATTTTGGCGCGTGACGATGCCGTCAATCCAAATTGTGTCATCATCTTTTCAACCTTCGCCCACGATTGATTCATCATCAAAACTTCTGGGCGCGGTCGCCACATCAAATCGCCTTGCGCCGTCGTCGTCGAATACGTTGGCCCTTGTTCCTTGATGACATTCCGCGCGACCTGATAATCTTCCCACGCGTCCGCCAACATCTGCAACGCCATTCCATCGACGTCCGCAACGACACCAAGGTCGTCCAATTTTTTGACCAACCAATCAAACGTTTCGCCAGCGGATTGAACCGCGGGAACCGATGGGATTCCGTCGGCCTCTAATCTATTTTTGTGTCGACTTGCGTCGAATGTTCCTTGCGCTTTCAACATCGCCGTTGGTTTTGGTTTTCTTCCTTTGCTCATTTTTTATCTTTTTACAATATCGTTTTGCCCACATCTTGACTTTTTGTCGCTCAAAAATGCGGTCGTGTTCGCTTTAT